CTTTGGGATTTTTGCCCATCTCACCCCCAATATTTGTGGCGACTGCATCTGAAGCTTTAGCGGCTACCTGAGAACCAATAAAAGACATCCAATTGGTATCCTGGGCATATTGTGTCATGGCACCTTGGAAATCAGGCATCCTGACAGGCTGGACCGTCTCAGTACGATGATAAGGCGCAGGAACTGCTGGACCTGAGCTTGCGGGAACATCGGGAACATTCCTTGAGAAATCCAAATCTGCCATATTATGCTCCTGCCGATGTCATGCCAAAGCCTTGGCCTGCTGCTTGACCCATTCCTTGCCAGCCAGATACGCTGGATGGGAAACGATTGATTGTACGTTGTGCAAAACCTTGCCAGAGTTTGGCGCTGTCTCCACTGTACTGTAAACGAGACATAGCAGCACCGGCTCTGAGCTGATTTTCTTTACCCAAAAGGTTAAGCTTTCTGATTCGTTCATCAGCATTAAAGTTGCCTACAGATTCATTCAAGAGATTGAAAGCACTACCAGCACCTGGGTTAGTTCCTCTAGCTGCCATTGCAGCGATTTGTGAGCCCATGGTTTGACGCAATTGTTTGACCGCAGCCAGACTACCTTCTTGGGATTCTAAGCGCGTCATCTCTAATTCAGACTCAATACCAGCCTGTTGAATCTTCATGCCCATCTTCATCAATTGGTCTTGATTACGCGCACCAAAGTAGTCGGTTATCATTCCGGCTGCTTGCATGGCTAATAATAAATAAACTGGCATAGTCGTCCTTTAAATCTCTACTGAATAGAAAACACCCAATAATTGAATATCAAAAGGCTCATCGTGTTCAATAGTAAATGTTGGATTATTCAAATCATTCCAACCCTTCATAATGCTCATTTCCATAACACCACGAGCAGGTACGGGTGGGTCACCGATATGCGCTTGGTCAAACGGCGTCAATGCAATCGGTATTCCATTAATTGTACCACCGATAGTGTTATTAAACATAAACCTAACCCACTTAACATGATTTGGTAATGTCAAATTAGATTCTTTCACAGAAGGACCGCTTGAAATGCTAAGCGGCATAGGCTCAATGACTGTCCTAATTGGGAATCCAATGTAAGCTTCAGAAACGGGTGTCTCAACGCCATGCGCTTTGAAGACGACCTGGTTATTAATATTATCTTCGCCTGGTGATTCAAATCCAAAGCCATCACCAATCATTTTGATATCTTGCCCATTGAATAACGCACCGGTTGTGACGGTTGCAGTTGGGCTTCCAAAATAAGCCACGGCGCAATCTAAGAAGACTTCATTGCTCAATTCTTCAAGTGTAAATGTATTTGCCAATGCCCATCCAGTCACTGTACTGCTTGTGCTATTGGTGGTGAATTCAATGGGGTCTACGGCATCGATAGCATCTTGTTGGTTTTCAAATACCTGGAATGCAGTACCGCTACCTGTTCCTAATACCCAGTAGTATTGGCCTGCTACGAGTGGTGCAGGCAAGCTTCCAGTCGTTGCAAAGGTGACAAGTAACGGGATAGTGGTTGATGGTCCTAACCCTGGTGAGTCAAGCACTGTGCCACCAGCACCGCCATTTGTAATGACTTGTGGACTTCCAGCAGCCGGCAACTCACGTTGAACCACAAACCAGCATCGACCGCTAGAGCTAGAGCCAGTCTGCAAGAACCATACGTTTCCATAGGATTGCTCCATTACTTGTGGGGTAAACCCTGATACGCCCTGCGATATTAATGTCTGGAATGCGGCTAGTGTACCATTCAAATTGGTGATGAATATGAAACGACTTCCCGCTCTATGAAGGGGCTGGAACGCTGTTTCGTCTTGGGGGTCTCGAATCGTTTGTTCATTGATGACTGACACAATGTTTGATGTATAGGCGTTGTTAATACCATCCCATAACATTTGGTGAGCATCATTTCCTGATAGAACCAGAATCTGGTTATCAATGGCTTGGGGCTGCAACACATCCGCAGGCGTTGAATCCTGTAATTGCAAAGTGAAATTGCTGGGGGTGATGGCCGCAATATCGGACAGAGGGCTTGAGTAAATACCCGTATTCGTATGAACCGTAATTGAGCGGTAAGGAACAATAAACCGTATGAAGTTCATATTATCGGAGGTTGGGTACCAGCTAATAGCATCATCATCATCACTAGTAAGGTCACCAAAGTCAGTGTAGTCATTAATTACACTCGCAAAGAATCCATTAGGCAGACTGGTCGTATTCGCAAATAACGCACGATTCTGATAGCTTGAGCATACTTGTGGCCAACCTCTGGCATCACTCCAGGCAGGTTCAGCAAGCAAAGCAAGACTGCCTTGAATAGCGCCCGTTCCATCGAATGGATTTGAGACTGCGATTGTAAAATGAGAAGTATCAGCAACGGCTGTAATTCGACCTGAACCCCCAGCGCCAAAGAAAGCACCCCCGATATAAGAGCTATCGAGAGGCGCATACGGTGCGCTAAGCGTGACTGTGACGGCCGCTCCTGTAGTAGCAGAGGGTGTAAAAGTAATTGAATCATACGACGTTGTTGCCCCGTTAAAATCATATACTGGGACACTCTTAAATACCGAGTTAGCAAATGTCCAAGTGTTCTGGACAGTCGCAGTTGTGGTTCCTGTACCTAAACTCGTAATCGTTATCGCAGCAGAAGTATCGGCTGGATTGACCAAAAAAGCTTTTGCATCTTCAGGAAACTCAAACAGAGCGGCTGTTGTCGTACTCGTGGCTGCTACGAAGTAAGTAACACCCGCCGTGATTTGAGGAGTCGTCTGCATGATAGTTCCACCAGTTACTGAAAACTTAACTGGCATGACTCTACCCGCAATAAATGCTGCTGATGAAGTCGTGAATGTCGTGCTGGTAAATGCTGAGACAGTAACGCCAGAATTAGCAGAGCGCTTCAAATCCATTGGATGAAAGCCTTGTCCAGCAGTCCTGTATAACGCCCCCAAAGTCGTCGTAGACATGTTGTAGACGTTCAAAGCCGTGAGTGACATTGAGACTGTAGCAACGAGCAAACCTTCGAGGTAAATGTAAATATTGCCTGGCGCAAATAATAATTGGTAAACACACTCGTTAAGATACTGGAATGTGTTGAAGTAAATTTGTTGGAAATCTGTAAATCCTGTGAGAGTGGATTGGTAAATTGTACCGAATCTCTTACCTGCTGCACCGGATGGATAGGTTAATACGTTCTGTGCTGTTTTAAGACCATTCTGATATTCATTAACACTGACACGAGCGTACATGAAGGGAGAAAGCTCCCCTTTAGAGAAGATATCCTGAGCCCAGATAGTAAATGGCATTTCATAGTCCTTTAACCTATTTGTGGGCCAATGATACCAGTGATATTACGCTTGGTAAGCATCGGAATATTATATTCCACAAACTGTGGCCTATTCTGCGAATCAGCAGCAGCCGCAATTGCCCATTGAACATTCTTCTTAGCCTCTAATGCTTGGAAGTAATCAGGCTTCTGTGCAGTTGATAGGCAAAGAAACGTCGCAATCTCATAAATAAAATAATTTACAAATGATGCTGGTAGCTGCGCTATTTCAGGCAAATACGCATATTCCATGAATATTGGTGACTGTGTTCCCCAGTTACACCAAATCTGATTATTGGAATAGATTTCATAAACATAATTCTGAGGAATGATTCTAATGTTCTTCAGATAACCAGCAGGCAATAAGTAAATTTGCGTCCAGTTGGTCTGAGGAGGAGGTACCTCAGTTGATAACGTCAACTGTTCAATCTTCATTGAGAAACGCCAGTTGCCGGTTGCTAGTACACTAGGAAGTAGAATATCGAACGCCTGTGATGCAGAGATAACCATATCGTCTGCATCATCCAGTGTGATGATTGGCTTATGCCCAAGAATCATTACAGCAAGGGAAACAATACTGGTCTTGGTATAAGCCATTCATTCAGTCCTCTCAGATTACACTGTTGGTATGACGCGATACCATAAGTGTGCTACGAAATCACTGTCACCCGTTGTGAAAGCGCCCGTTGCGTTGGACAAGTAAATGCCCTTATTCACCGTTGTGCTGAATGGAGCAATTGCTAAGCTTCCAGCGAATCTGAAGGAAGTGCTAGCTGTTGCTTGGAAATCAGCAGCCGCTTCTGTTGCTGTTGCTAATACACCAGCACCATGAACGGTTGAGTCGTACTGAGCAGCTACCACACCACCCGCAGCATAAGCAGCCGCACCGTAGGTCATCGCTAAGACCATCTGGTCTATGATGATTTGGGTGTTAGCGCCACCAGCAGCAAGCAAGAGTTTAGGTGCAGCGTACATGCCATTGAACTCAGCAGCAGTTACTGCAACAGCCGCATAATTCAAGTTGGTCAAAGGTACGCGTAAGGTTGTTGAGTTAAACTCTAAACCATTACCTAATGTGACTTCAGATACTTCAGTCGTACCACCCGTTGGATTACCCAACAAGGTATGAGTAGCGATTTCCTGCATCTTAGCGAAGGTGACAGCGTTATTAACGATGTTAGCTGTGTTAACGCTTCCAGAATCCGCGAATCCTGCTGTTGTAACGCCAGCAGAAGACGAGGTGAGAACGATTAAAATAGTGCTTCCATCTGTGCCATTTACAAAAATCCAGTCTCCAACCGAGAGGTCAGCATACATAGATAAGAAATAGTCAGCAGCAGAAATCTGAGCAACTGTGTCATTTGGGCTACCATAAGAAAACTGGTTAGGCGCATTTAATACAGTTGAGGAACCACCAAATGGGACTACTGTTTCTTGGCCTTGGTTTAAGGCTGAAGAGATACATGTCCAGTTTGCAATTGTAAAAGCCATGTTCAATTACTCCTATTCGTTAATGGATATTAGGCATCTTGGTCACAATCAATTTCGATGATACCTAAGTTATCAATCGTGATTGCTCCAGCAGAGAAAATACCATTTACGAGCCAAGAGGTTTCGCGTGGCAAGTAGTTAATTTCAGTGCGGAAGTCATGGCCAATACCCATACCGGTAGACTGTTTGTGCCAGAAGAAAGCTTTATTAATATTGCCGGATACTAATGGCAATCCACCTTCAACCATTTCTGGGATGACGATGATGTTAACGCCTAAGTAGTCACGAACGAATCCTTTGTCTAACACACGGTTTTGTGTGTAGAAGGTGCTGGTGAACTCTTGAGCTTGTAACAAGCTTTGGAAGTTACTAGCTGTCATAGCAGCGAATCGTTCTGGTAATGGCACAGCATTGTTATCGAAGAACTGGATGGCCTGTGTGTACTTCACATAGGTCATGTTTGTTCCACCATTAACAACAGTTTGACCAGGGCTAACTGCCAATGAGTTAATGATGATTTGGTCAGAACGACGGCCAAGGGCATTCGCAACTAACATTGCGTTTTCCATCTTAGCATCGAAGTTAACTGTCAATTCTTGTACAGAGTCAACTGCGGTTGGTGCAGTGTACTTCTGAAGAATTGCGGAAGCTTGTGTGTAACCAGGGTCTTGAATAACCACTGTTTGTAAGTAACCAGTTGGAACGGCTTGAATCTGGTTAACTTTACGGAAAGACACAGACGCACCGATAACATCACGGCGAACTCGCACTGTATCTCTTAATAAGAAACCAAGTGATTGATATTCTGCTTTTACTAGCGCATCAAACTCAATCTGTTGGACGGCTGTCAATGAAGTAGACATGGCTTATATCCCCAAAATTATTAATCAATAGATAACGTTGACTAAATCATTCTCAGGGCTTAACGCATGTCTTAGATGGTCCTTCACAGGGTCTATTGGTTAAGTGGTCCTTTCATATCCTAATTGTCAGGTTAGAATATGGACTGATATAATTATCAGTCTTAAGCGCCCACCTTGTCAACAAAGCCTGGAGCATTTTTTGCTGCCACTTCAAGCCGCTTCTGTAAGTCTGCTCGGTATTTGGGGTCGTCTTTAAATTTCTGTAAGTTGGTTTGTAATTCCATCTTCAAATCATCTAAAGAAGTCGAACCAGTGACATTCCCTTGATTGTTGGGTACTTGCGGTGTGTTTGACATGAATTTTCCTCTCAATTCTTCTAATGCTTTAACGGCCTCTGCGTTGTTTAAACTAGCCACCAATCCTTCATAAGATTCCTTAGAAAGATTTGCTTTAGCCCAGTTATCTAAAACCTGGACTCGTTCTTTAGCATTATCGCCTAAACGCTTTAATTCTTCAGCCGCATCAACTCTGAATTCGTCTACATACTTGTCGACTGATTCAAACATCTTATCGAGGAATTCTTGAGGAACCCGTTTATCTTTAGCTGTCGATAACAAATCTTGGAATGGCACATAATCAGGGTCAATAAACCGTGATTTCGATATGTCATAATTTTCAGGTACGGTACCTAAGCGCTTTTCTAATTCAGAAGTATGCTTTGCCATTGCAGCGACAGTTTTGTATTTATCTGGTAGCCATGACGGTCTTTCACCTGTTCCTGGGATGCCTTCATCTATAAACCACGAGGCTTGATTGTTTTCGTCTGTCATGCGGTACCTGCCTTAATTCTTTGTAAATGTGATGCTGCTGCCATGATTAACATGCGTGGGAAATCTTTAAATCCTTCAGACCAAATCACATCTATCTGATAGGTTGCAGTGCCAGGACGAGCCAAGGCTGGAATCACCCATCGTTCTTTCACCATTTCAATGAACTTTTTACCCTGCTCATTAACCGTGAAAAGCTCAAAACATAGTTTGTCCCATTCAATCAAGGATGGGTCATTACGCATGGCCTCAACATTTTTTTTGTAACCGGCAAAATAATCTTCTTGTTGGAGAAACGGGTTTGGTGCTTCTTGATTTTCCATTCATATCCTCATTGTGACATTGCTATTGGTTGTGAGCTTGGATTCTGAGGCTGCTCTGGCATCATTCCACTTGGGTCTGCCATCTGAGCAAGACTCACTTTGTTCTGCATGTCTTGTGCGACTTGTGCGACTTTATCTGGTTTGTTCAAGAAACGTTCATCAATCTGCATGAGTTCAGCCAGCATATATGGTGTAGTCTTAGGATTGATATATAGCGTAGTAGCTTCAGCCCCCATAATGCCTTGCATGACCTGAACGAACTGGACGAACTTCTCAACTTCAGCACGACCTCTGGCTAATGCTAAAGGTGACTTGTAGCGGAATTTGATAGGTAAACCGCCGATGTTTGGATACGGTAATAGACCCATTGAATTTAGGATAAATGCGAATCGCTTAATTACAGGCCATAGGAATTCTTGCTGCATACGTGAGAATATTGGACCAATCTTTTCAGCTAGCGTTGATTGCTTCATAGCAAGTTCATAAGCTGTTTGTGGCTGAACGCTTCTGGAATCTTGAGGTTGTTCTGCAAATAAAAGCTGCTTAATTTGCATACGCAAATCAGCAATCGTCATCTGTGCAAACTCAGGTGAGGCGCTATTAGGTAAAGGGATAAGAGGAACTTGGCCGTTGCTACCAATAGGAGAAATCGGGATAATGGTAAAGGGTTCGAGTTTAAACGTGTGAGGATTAAATACAGCGTCACTGAATCCCATATAAGGTCTAAAAGTATTAAGATTAGCTGAAGCAAGTTCGACCCTCGCCATCTCGTTTAAACTAATGATGGAAGGCAATGCTTCCATAACGGGTCCGCGTCCCCATGTCTCATTGTTGACTTTCTTCCAACGCCAGACAATTCCTGGGCTACTATCCAGCCACTGATAATAAAGTAAATCGTTGTCAGCCCAAACAGCATAAAGATAATTCTGCGGTTGATTGGCAAAGTAAGCTACCCCTTCATAAATATTTCTAACTACCGCATCAGGGTCACTTGCCATGAGCGCTAACAAATTTGGACTTAATACAATCTGAGGCCAGCGAGTATTTAATTCTGAAATCTTAAGGTTCTGCCAGGTACGAAACCATGTCTCAATATTGCCATTGACAGCTTCTTCAATAGCAAGCTTGTCAGCAGGAATGCTGGTACACATGAAGGGCATCTTGTCATTAATCTGATTGATGACAAGCGCTGACGTACCTACAGCTAAATCGTAATAGCACTCATTGATTGTGGTATCGAAATTCGATGAATGGATGTACGTGAAAAGCCTTCGCATGTAGGTGTCAAGAATCATCTGAGCTTCTTCTAGGATGCTCAAGTTATCTTCTGATTCAGGGTCATCAACCATAGCTTCATCGACTTCTAAAAAGCCCCACTGCGTTTGTGGGGGTGTCATGATGTCATGAATCTTGGAGACGAATGTTGTGACGGATTCTACTGCGGTCGTATCATAAACACGCGTATTTTGGATAGTGCCTTGGAATTCTTTGCCTGGCAAATAATAACGATTACGAAACGGGATGGTGTAAAAGTACGATGCTTGCTGTATGGGAATCCATAAATCAGCCGTGTACTTCGCTGCATTATAACGTTTACGTAGCGTTTCCAGCAGGGAATTAGCTGGCATTGCCACGGGTGGCATTCCTTGGGTTGTATCCATGTATTAACCGCCTAGTTTAGTGTCCATGTCCTGATTGGCAGATTGGCCAACACCAAGTAAACCAGCGCCTGTTGCGCGGTAGTTTCTTCGTAAGGTTCGAATCTGTTTCTCATTCACTCGGCGCTTTTCAGCTTCTGTTGCATTGCGCGCTTCATCAAGTTGTTGCCTAGCCAAAGCTGTTTGGTCTTGATAAGCTTTAATCTGAGCGTTAACCATATCACGCTGGTCACGGTCAGCCTGACGGCTTTTCCATGGGTCATATACACCAAATGTCGCTACTTTCTCAACACTGTCTCTCAGGTCTGTCCACCAACTCATACGAGCCTCCCTTTATATCCAAATGTGAACATAAATTACTTTAACTTCAAATTCACTAGGGTGAATCTCTCTCTCAACGTATACTATACGCCAAGGAATTTTAATCTGCTTCCTGAGTTCCTTTATTTGCGAAAGGATTTTTGACATCAGTATTCGCCCTAACGATTGCTAAGTCCGATTTTAACTCATCTATTTGTTTTTGTAACTCAAAGACTTGATGGACGTTTAAGCCAACATTCACGGCTTCCATGAGCTGCTTGAACTCCGATGCAGTGAAATCACCATCAGCCGCTTGCTTCAAGATAGCTGCATAATGCTTTGCTGGGCTTTCATTTGGGTCTAGGTCAATCCTGATTCTGGAGTTCTTGCTAATACCGAACTTCGTCCATCCCATGAGCTTCCAGTGTTCAAATTCATAATTCATTGTGCCAATCTGATATTCTTTATCCCGTATTCCTCTACCTTCCTCATACCAAAGTTGTTTGGCTACCATCTTTGTGAAGAAAAATAGATTGCAAAATAGCTGATGGTCTCTTACCCATCTGTAGAAAGTTCTCTCATCTACCATGGCTTGAACACAAAATGCACTCATACAGCCGAAATCTTTGTCCATCATCACCTTAATGAGAAGCTTGCAGTGTGCTTCTTCGTTATACTTAAGGTTTTTCTTATTCTTGAAGTGGACATAAACCTTATCAATGTCTAGCCCTGAAGTTATTGACATCAGTATAATTCCCTATTGACTTGATAATATTTTAAAGGATTTCCCCTTAATGTTAAACGTTAATCAGTTCAGAGAACTCATTGTAAAGTCAAGTCTTAATGACTTGTTATTATACTCTAAAGAAGCAGAAGAGTTGCTAGTGTTTACCTGCGCGACAGAATCTTTAGGTGGAACGTACATTAAACAAGCCAATGGTCCCGCACTCGGAATCTATCAAATGGAACCCTTGACGCACAATGATATCTGGCAAAACTACATCTATCCTAATGGTCCACTTACTTTAAGGTTATTTTCAAACTTTAATATCACATCAATGCCTTCTGAGGATAGATTGATATACGACTTAAGGTACGCTACAGCCATGGCTAGGATTCATTACAGACGAATTAAATCGCCATTGCCTTTATCAACGAATGTCGATTCAATCTGGGAATATTACAAGCAATATTACAATACACCTAAAGGCAAAGCTGAAAAAGACGAATCAATTAAAAAGTATCATGATTTTGTGCAATCTCAGAACTAATGTCTCGATACATCTTCATTAGTGTTGCTGTAGTCACATTGCAGAAACAAACACGACAAAGTAGTTTTGATACGCGCTTATATTCTACGCCATGCTCATCTTTAATATAGAACCATTCGATAGGAATGTAATCGTGTGGACCCCGATTCTTACCGCACAACTCAATCAATTCACGCTTCTTACGTGCTTCTGCTTCATCTCTAGCTGGATGTAAACTCATAGTTTAATATCTTCCTGTGGAACTTGAGGGGGTGCTTCAGAATTAACTAATTCCCAATCCTGTGCTAATAAATCTTCTGAGCTAGCAGCATACATAATGCAATTGGTAACCGTTCTAACTTCAATATGATTAATATTATTGAGCTTATTCTTAACCATATAAACTTTGGCTTTACCGCTCCACTTCTTTCTTGTAACCATCTGGCCTGAGTTAATCTCGGCTAAAGCTTCTGTGAAATTCATTATATAACCTTGAAAGGAAATAGGAGATTATACGACGTTCCAGGCG